AGGAACAAACAGATGGAGTTATTTGAAGATAACGTAATAGAAGTAGACTTTGATGGCAAAGACAAAGAAGATATAGTACACGCTGAAGTAGGTGGCGATATGCAAAGAGATGTACAAAATGCTCTTGGCTTTGGATTTGGACAGGCAACACTTAGTATATCGCCAGATGTAATGACAAGCGCACTAGGAAACATAGGTGCTTTTGGAACGGGTTCAGCAGATATTGGAAGAAGTTTTAGTTCGCAACAAGTAGCAGACACAGTTGCTTCACTAGGCCCTGATAAACAAAAAGATTTAGCCAGAGAAGTAGTAGATATGATGGTAGATGAGGCTGTAGCAACGCAAGAGCCTCTTAGTGGAAGCAAAACAGTAGACACCGCAATAGCAATAGGATCACAATTAGCTAGTCCACCAGGAGTGCCTAGTTTAACGTCTGCGGTAACTGGCCCATCTGTTTCTATAGCTGTAGATGCACTTGGAAATCCTATAAACTCTAACGTAGGAGGTAGCGCAGCACTACAGGCAGCTGCAAAAGCAGCATTAACAGATTTAGTAGACGTTGGATTTAATATTTCTAAAGGAGTACAAAGTCCTACAGACTTAGGTGTTTTAGGAGGTCAAGTTGTAGGGGTATCAGTATCAGATTTAGCAGGTGTTCCCACACAAAGTTTAACAGGAACAGTACCAACTCAGATGAGTGTAGATGACTTTGACAGAGCAGTTGCTGGTATGTTAGGGGTAGACGTAACTACAGTAGGCACTAATGATGTAACAGGAAGACCTGATTATAGCGTTGCAACAGATCTAATAGGCGTAGACACTGACCCTGCTACGGGAATGGCTACCACAGGTGGTTATACTCAGACAGGTAGTTATCAAGATATGTTTGGTAACGTATCTGCTATGGGTACTGTATCTGATTTAGATAGATTAGGAACGCAAGAACTATCTCAATTAGGTAAACAAAGAGGGTTTACAGGGATTCTGGGTTTGGATGAGGCAACTTTTGATGAGGCTATGGAAAAAGCATCACAAAGAGAACAGGCAGATTTAGAAAAAGCAGCTACAGAAGAAGCCCTTGGTGTAGGTCAAGAGCTAGATATAGGAGCAACACCCGATCCTACTCAAGCTGAATTAGATGCTCAACAAGCTGAAGATGACGATCAGGCTGGGGGCGTAGACTCAGGGCAAGGAACAGGGCAAGGAACAGGAACATCAGGATCAGAGAACGATCCCGATGAAGGGAGCTTTGGTTAAATTTTAAATATTTGGGTTGGGCTACCCGATACCCCTTTCAAGGTGAAAGGCTACTTGAGGCCCCTAATGCTAGGAGAATATTAATGGCAATCGAAGAACAAATTGAAGATACGTCCAACATCAAAGGACACGTTGTAAATACCAAAAAGAGATACAAAAGAGACATAGACGAAGAGACAGAGCTAAAAGAACTGATAGCTCAACGAGATGCCCTGACGCAAGAACAGGAAGAAATAAAAGCAGATGAGGAAGAAAACGAAACCTTAGATGCTGAAGAGCTTACGTTCAAAAAAAGGTATGGTGATCTACGTAGACACAATCAACGTGTGCAAGACGAACACAAGAAGCAGATTAAAAAGTTGCAGTCTCAAATAAATGATTTAACTAAAAAGTCTGTTAATTTACCTAAGTCAGAAACAGAGATAGCAGAGTGGTCTAAAAAATATCCAGACGTTGCAAAGATGATGGAGTCTATTGCAATTAAGAAGTCTGGCGAAATGTCAGATGATCTGCAAAAAGAAATGAAAGAGCTACAGGAAATGCGTAAGAATGTAGTTCGTGAAAAAGCAGAGTCTGAACTAAAGACATTTCACCCTGACTACGATCAAATACGTAAAGACCCTGCATTCCATGAGTGGGCATCAGTGCAACCTAAATGGGTGCAAGAAGCTCTTTATGAAAATGATACAGACGCTTACGGTTGCGCGAAAGCAATTACGCTTTACAAAGCAGAAAGAAAAGCAACGAAAAAAACTGCTACACCTACAAATGCAGCAGATAACGTAGCTGTAAAGGGTACGCCCAAAGCAGACACTGGTGCAAATAAAAAAGGTGGGTTCAGAGAGTCTGATGTTCAAAAAATGACAGGCAGAGAGTATGAAGCAAATGAAGAAGCAATTACGGCATCAATACGTAATGGAACCTTTATTTATGACATTTCTGGCGCAGCAATGTAATTAAGTGTTGACAAAACAATTTAATTAAATATAACTATATATCACTTGCATGATATGCCCCTGTCTAGGACAGCTACGCATATAAAAATGCAAAATCATATATATTTATAATAAAAGAAGTAGGTTGGCTACCATTTTACTAGTTGGCCCCTCGCGGTTACGAGGTCACCCACATATAGAAAATGCCCTGTACTTACGTGATATAAGCTATAACGGAGGAATCAATGGCTTTCAAAACAGCTGCTGGTTACGGAAACCTCCCGAATGGTAACTTTTCACCTGTAATTTACAGTAAAAAAGTTCAGTCGGCTTTTCGTAAAACTAGCATTGTAGAAGATATCACCAACAGTGATTACTTTGGTGAAATCGCAAACTTCGGTGATACAGTGCGTATCATCAAAGAGCCTGAAATTACCGTTAAAGAGTATGCCCGTGGAACTCAAGTAACTCCACAGGATCTCGATGACGAAGATTTCACGCTCGTTGTGGACAAAGCAAACTACTTTGCTTTTAAAATAGATGACATCGAAGAAGCACATTCTCATGTGAACTTTGAGTCAATGGCAAGTGACCGCGCAGGTTATCGCCTAAGAGATCAGTTTGACCAAGAGGTACTAGGTTATCTCTCTGGCTTCAAACAATCTGCGTTAAACGCTGTTGCAAGTACAGCAAACGATGTTAAGTCAGGTACAGATCCAATCGGTACAGTGGGATCAGATGGACTACTATCATCCATGTTAATTTCCAGAGCAAGTTTTGTTTCTGGTGGTTCTACTGGAGATTCCATCGCTACTCACCCAGACGGATCTACTGGTGAAGCAACTCCTTTGGAAGTGCTAAACCGTATGGCTCGTTTGCTTGACCAGCAAAATGTAGACCGTGATGGTCGTTGGGTTGTTGTTGACCCAATCTTTGCTGAACAGCTAAATGACGAAAACTCTAAACTCCTAAACAATGACTTCGCTGGTGGTCAAAATGCAAATGACCTCCTAAGAAATGGCAGAATCATTTCTGGATTGATTCGTGGGTTCAGAGTTTATATGTCAAACAACCTACCTTCAGTAGGAACTGGTGCTGGTACAATCGACACTAACGGTTCAAGTTCGCACTTTGGTGTTATTGTTGCAGGACACGACTCTGCTGTAGCTACTGCTTCGCAAGTAGAAAAAGTAGAAACATATCGTGACAACGACAGCTTCGCTGACATTGTTCGTGGTATGCATTTGTATGGACGCAAGATCCTTCGCCCTGAAGCTCTTGTTCGTGCCAAGTACAACATCGCAGGTTAAGGAGGATAAATCATGGCAACATATGATATGACTAGCTCCGATACAGTTGGTGTTGGTGCTAACAGCATTGCGGTTTTACCACCGAAATCTGATAGTCACGTAGCATATACTATCGAGGCTACTTTAGACATTGATGATATGGTTCTAAAAGGATACTCTGGAGCAGATGGAGACATCTTTCAGCTTCTAGAAATTCCAGCAGGAGTCCTAGTTATCAATGCTGGTGCAGAAGTGATGAAGGCTTTCAATACTTCTGTAACGGCTGACATAGACTTTGCAGCAGGTGACGATATTATTGATGGTGCAGACGTAACATCAACAGGTTTCTGTGCAAAGGGTACTAATGGTCAGACCAATGTTATTGGTACTGGTGCAGCTTCAACGTATACTCAATTTGTGTCTACTACAGACACCATTGATGTTTTACTTGCTGGTGCAGCACCAACAACAGGCAGACTTAGAGTCTACGCTACTGTAGTTGATTGCAACGAACAGGGCGCGGAACCCGCAGCTG